CGGTTGAACAAGGCTGAGGCGCTTCTGGATTATGCGGGCGGCTACTTCCAAGAGAACCAGTGGGGCGATGAGGTTTTTGTTTATCCAGGGTCGGGTTCGCTGCTTTCGGGAGTTTCGGGCCTGAACATGGTGCTTGAGGGCCAAACCTCGTCGTTGTCAATGTTTAGCGAAATGCACCCTGGGTTTGGGCCAGTTCCGCAACTTCTTGCTTCGGCGTTTTTGCCTGACGAACCGGAGTTTGACCCTGTTAAGGATTTCATCTCAGCAGGTTACGGTTTGCCGCCTAACATTTTTGATGACCCCGTGGGAACTGCCGCAGATGTAATGATTCCGCCGTGGGTAAGTCGGTTGGTTGAGTTTTCTGCGGGCAGAGGTTTGACGCCGGAAGAACATCGAATCTTTGAGAATCATGTTATGGAGATCATGAATCACATGATTGCCCATGATCCTGAGTGGAGTCTTGAGACTCTTGATTCTGATGAGCGCAACAACGCTCTCGTTCAAGAAGCTCGTCGGCGCGCTCAGTACACTGCGTTTATTCGCATGGCCGTCAGCTTCTTGCTTCCCGGTGCTCCTAGTTACCAGTTCAACACTGACATTACTGGGGAAGAAATGAGGACATGGATGGTGCAGGAGGAGTACCGTCGGCTTCAGGAAGAGTTCGGCGTAGCGGAAGCTCCGGGTGAGTTTATTGATCGGTACGGCTTTGACGCTGCCGCTTTGATTAACCCGAAGTCTCGTGATTTGACTAACGGTGGCGGTACTCCGCTTCATCAGGAAGGCATTGATTGGGTTCGGGAGAACCGGTTTGCGGAGATTGAGTATCCGCAGGTTTACGGGTATTTTGCTCCGCCTCCTGCCGAGGAAGATGATCTTGTTTACAGCGTCTACGTCGGAACATTTGCTGACGATCCGGAACGTCAGGCTCTTAACCCCCGGATGTCTCTTGAGATTCTTCAGGACAACACTGCTCGGATTGTTTACGAAATGCGTAAGGAAGAAGTGCTTGAAAACTTTGACGGCGAACTTACCGTTGAGGCGCAGGAGTATTTGAGGGGCGTCAGGGATCAGCTTAAAGATCAGTTCCCTGGCTATTTGGGAGTTGTTGGTCGGGGCGAAAGCGTTTCTCCTGAGGATCAAATCGCGCAGCTTATTGAGGCTGTTGGCGATGAGCGCCTGAAGGACAATCCCATGATTGAGCCTTTGACTGCCTACCTTGAGGCTCGCCAGTTTGCTGTGGATAACGCTGTAGGTGCTGGCTTTGAGGTAGGCGGTGGCTACGACGTGCAGCTTCGTGCGTGGCTGTACGAAACAGGCACAATCATAGCGGAGCAAGTTCCTGAGTTTGCCGAAGTTTGGGAACGGGTTTTGTACCGAGAGTTCCGTTCTGCCCATGAACAAGATTTGGAAGGTGAAAACTAATGGGAGCACCAAGGTTCCAATTTGGCACCCCTGACGCCCCTACCCCTGAGGGGGAGGAAGAAGAGACTGATTTTCAGTTTGATCCTGGCAGGAGGGCAATCCTGCCTCCCGGGTTCGACACGACTTACGAAGAGCCGATTGTTCTTGACGCCGATGGTCAGCCAGTTTTGGACGACGCAGGCAATGTCATTCCAACGTCGTCGGGCGAGTTTGTAACTCTTAGCTTTAGGCAGATCACTAACAACCCGGTTGTGTCGCAGCTCACGGGCGAGTTGGGGCTTGAATACACTTACGGAGGCCCTGTTCGGCCTAGGTATTTTGAGAACGACCAAGCGTACATTTGGTTTGACGATCGCGCCCGTGTCCCTAACGCAATGTCGCCTGAGGCAGTAGCTCTTTACCAAGACAAGATGGTGCGTGCTGGCCTCCTTGATGAAGATGACTTCACTCGGGGCGTTTGGGATGCGGCATCGGTTGACGCCAACAGGGGGCTGTTGCGTATCGCTAATGTCAACGGTGCGAGCGCTGCTGCGATGCTTGCGTACCTTGTTGAAATGGGCGGTCCGGTTAAGGACGACGGCGGCAAGGTTGCTCCTACGATCCGTTTGACGAACCGTGATGACCTGAAGGCAACTTTTAAGCAGGTAGCAAAAACTAAAACAGGCGGCGTGTTTGTTGAGGACGATCAAATTGAGCGAATGGTGGACGCTTACCACAAGAGTGAGCGGGTGTACCAGAAGGCATTGGCCCGAGGGGGCGAGGTCGGAACAGCGCCGAGTGCTCAGACTTTTGCCGAAATGTCATTGGAAGAGCAAGACCCGGGCGGAGCTACCGCTAATAGGTTCCAAAAGATGACCTCGGTTTTGTCGCAATTGATGGGAGCTTGAGATGGCTGAAGTTGATTGGAATGAAGTAGAGAATGTCGATCAGTGGCGTGAGATTGTCCGAGAACGATTCCCAGGTTTTGCTTGGGCGTTAGAGCACCCCGAGTTGGGGCCGATTCTTGAGGAAGCTGCTGAGGGTGAGTTCACAGTTGAGACGTTTAACGCTCAGCTTCGGGCGACTGACTGGTTTACGTCTCGTACTGCTGCCGAGCGAGACTGGGACCTTCTAGCTTCTGATCCGGCAAATGATGAGGAAGTAGCTCGTCAGGTCGAAGAGGAAAAGGGACGCATTTCGGACCTTGTTTCACAGTTGGGTTCAGACTTTTCGGCAGATGATCTGGACGCATTGGCTACTGATTCTTTGCGTCGCAAGCTAAACGACGACGAAATTGTGGGTTTGATCCTGGCGGGCACGCAGGCGTTTAGCGCAGGTTCGATGCTTTCCGCTGAAGCAAACATCCGTAAGCAGGCTGCGGACAATCTGGTCACGATTGATGCGGAAACGCAGAGGTCGTTGGCAACCAAACTTGCTACTGGTGAGTTGACTCAGGGCGGCGTGGATTCTTATGTGACTTCTGTGGCAAAGAATCAGTACCCGCAGTTTGCTGCCTTGATTGACGAGGGTGTGAGCGTTTCGGAATACATGGCTCCGCAGAAGCAGTTGATTGCGAACATGCTGGGTAAGAACATGCAGGACGTGGACTTTACCGGCGAGTATCGGGACGTGTTGTCAATTGGTGATGGCGGACAGGTTCGGGCGATGTCGTTGTCCGAAACCGAACGGTACATTCGGTCAAGAGATGAGTTCTGGGAAAGTCGCCAAGGCGAAGATGAGGCTCTTGCGGTTGTCAACGGTTTGACGAAAGCGATGGGCGTGCGTCGATGAGGAAGGAAATCTGATGGCTGTAAATGTTGAGTCTTTAGACGATGCTGTTTCGGATGCGTTGTCGGCAACAATTGAGGAGTTGCTGGCAAATTATGGTCTTGAGGAGTTAACGGGCTGGGCAACTGGTCTTTTGTCTGCGGGCGCTTCGGCTGACCGGGTTGAGCTTGAGTTGGAGCAGCAGCCTGCGTTCCAGCGCCGGTTCCGTGCCGTGTTTTCCCGGCGGGAGCAGAATCTTCCTCCGGTATCGCCTGTTGAGATTTTGGCGTATGAGCGGCAGGTTGCCGAGTTGGAGTCGTTCTACGGGTTGCCTGAGGGGACGATTGATGCTCAGGAAGCGATGATTAACGATCAGGGCTACAACGAGTTGCAGGCTGCGGTGGCGCAGGAGGTTGCGTTCCGTCAAGCCGACCCTGAGACGCAGGCGATTGCTCGTGAGTTTTACGGCATGGGCGGCACGCAGGGCGAGTTGCTTGGTGCGTTGTTGAACGAGTCGGTTGGTTTGCCGGTGGTGCAGCAGCGTATTCAGGCGGCGCAGGTTGCGAGTCAGGCTCGGGTGCAAGGCTTTGGAGACTTGACCCGTCAGGAGGCTGAGCAGTTGGCGGGGCAGGGCGTCGATGTTGATGTGGCTCGCCAGACGTTTGGTTTGCTGTCCCGGTCGGAGCAGTTGACGCGTGACTTTACTCGTGCCGAGTTGTTGTCGTTGGCGGCGGGTGAGGCGCCTGCGACGCAGCGTTTGGAAGAGGCACGCCAGGAAGCGCAGGCTGCGTTTACTGGTGGCGGCGGGTTTGCCGGTGGCGTCGCCGGTCTGGGTGTGGCAGAGTAGCCCGATGCCTTTCATCGTGTTTGCCGTGGGTTTGATTGTGTCGGCTGCTTTGGTCGGGTTGGCGCTTTATGACTCCTGAACCCCGCACCCTTATGGACCTGTATCAAACTGGCGAGTTGGGCGAAATTGGCTCGCTAGAAATTGATTGGGGCGAGAACGCCGACGAGGTTATTGAGCCGTCGTGTGACTTGGAAAATCCCGAGTCGTGCGAGTCGTGCCAGTAATACTTGCCGCTAAGTGTTTTATTCGGCATACTTGTGGGTACCGGGCGAAGAGCCTGCGTAAATCAACAACCCATATCTGTCTTTCCCCGCAATCCCTCCTTGGGAAAGACACGAGGGTAGGAGGCGAAAGCACATGGCCGATATTGAGGAACTGAAAGCTCTCGTTGAGCTTGCGGAGGATAGCGACCACGAACTCATTACGAGATTGCGTGGGGCACTCAAATCCAAGATCGACGGAGTGGATTCTGCTCGGGTTTCCGAGTTGGAGTCCAAAGTTGCCCGGTATGAGCGCGAGGCTTTGTTTGACGAGGCTGGCATTGGGGATTCCCCTACAGCCAAGTTGCTCCGCAAGGCGCTTGCCGGTGAGGAAGACCTCACCATTGAGCGTATTCAAGCGGAGGCCAAGGAGTATGGGTTGATTTCGGAACCTACGAATCCCGTCACCGATGATGAGGTTCAGGGTTTGGCAGCGATCGAAAGCGTTGCCGGTGAAGCTCCCGCTATTCCGCCGGACATTGCTACTCGCATGGCGAACGCTTCTTCCCTCGCAGAACTTGAGGCTTTGGAAGCTGAAGCTGGACTCATGGTTGAGGGTGGCTTTGGAGCCAGTTACTAAATAGTGCCATGTGGAACCGCCCGATACCTTCGGGCGGAAGGATCATCTTCTGGGGCTAGGAGGCCCTTCCGCTATGGCTTACACTCAAGTTTCCAGCCTGAACACGGCTGGTACCACCGCTTTCGACAAGCGCATGTATTTTGCGCTTCGTCCTCAGCTTCATCACGATCAGGTCGCCACCGTGCGTCCGGTCGCTACCCATCAGGGTGGTTCGGTCAATTTCACGCTTCGTAGTGACCTTGCCGCTGCTACCACCGAACTGACCGAGACCAGCGATGTGACTGCTGTCGCCATGAGCGATTCGCAGGTCACCGTGACTCTCCGTGAGTACGGCAACACGATCAACACCACGGCGAAGGCTCGGGGCACCGACTACACCGCCGTTGATGCTGACGCTGCGAACCTGATCGGCTTCAACGCCGGTATCTCGCTTGACACCCTTGCCCGTGACGTTCTTGTCGGCGGCACCAACGTCAAGTTTGAGGGTCAGGCTACCCAGGGCGCCATCACCGCTTCGGACACCTACAGCGCTGCTTCGATCCGTGAGGTTGTTGCTGGTCTGCGTGGCGACAACGTGATGCCGTTCGTTGGCACCACCTACATCGGCATGATCCACCCGGATCAGTCGGTTGACCTTCGTGCCGAAACCGGCGCTGCTGGCTGGGCTGAGCCGGTCAACAACACCGGTG